GTGGCGACGGTTGACACATTTGTGACCACTACATGACGCGGGGGGTATTTATTACCAGGTAATAATTTTAATCCTCTTCGTTCATTTGATCATGACATTCGCACCAACCATCTGCATTACCTACATCATAACCATCGTTAAAACCTAGATCATATTTGTCTATAGCTAACTGATTAATAATTGTTAGCAGATCATGTAAGTTGTTTTGATTGTTAGCAATCTCAATAACAATATCATTATCTAATGCATCGTAGTTATTCATTGTTGTTCCTCCTAATATAAAACATCTCTGCAAATATCATAACCTTGATCATAGCCTTCATCATAGCCTTCCTGAAATGCTGTATCAGCAATGTTACTTAGCATATCATCAATTGTATCTAGTAATAAATCAGGATCATTTGTGATAGATATAATATGTTTAATGTCCCAGGTATTTAAGTAATTATATTTCATTTTGATTGCCTCCTACATAAAATTAATGTCTTAATCTCTTTACATTATTATAATACCACTATCACACAGTTATGCACAATGCTTGTTAATCATTGATCAGGATGTAATATTACATTAGGTAATAGATACAGTATATTGTATTTAGTCGTGTTATCTGCAGCAATATATTGTACATACTAAATGTAGCTGAGTGATTCTTACTTACATACAGTATATAGTATGTTTCGAGAGTTAACTCATGATAACATTACATGATCCTGTCGAAATGTAGCGATTTGTTGTTCAATTTGTTCAAATGCATGAAATGCATGTAAAATGCATGTAAAATGCATGTAAACTATTCAGTCCCCGTCTATGTTCATGGCACTTTTTTGGTGTTCATGTGTTTATGTGCACATTTTTCTGCTTCCCCTCCCCCTATATCTATATATATCCTATATATCTTATATATTAAATAAGTATCTAAGTGTGCGCATGAAAGCATAAATGCTAATACTGCAGACTATTACTGACTTCGTTGGCATTTCATTTCATGCGTTTTTGTTGATTTCATGCGTTGACTTTGCGCATGAATTTTGTTTATAATCTGTTTATAATTACATTTATTAAAAATGAGGAACATCAATTTGCCGATATTCCCCAGTTTATTATTTTTCTTTCACTTTAAACACAACTTTTTGAATACCATTTTTAGTATTTGTTGTGCGATATATTTTTAATACATCACTTTGTTTATTGAATGTATTCATAAATGTTTTAAATGACATTTGTGATCCATAATCATTGACGATATTTTTAAACCATTGCTTTACATCATTATATTCTTCCCAATCATCAATTGTCATATTCAACGCATCATACATTAATGGTGCATTATTTTCAAGGAAGTCATTAAATTGTTTAGTATCGTTGTAACAAAATCCACCATTTATAATCGCATCGTGAATCGCTTTAGTACTTTGTTGCAACAACCATTCAACAGCTTCTTGAGTTTTTAAATTTTGTTTTTCCCACTCGTCATACATAGGATTCTTTTCAAATTTGTGTTTAAAATGAATGATATTAAAACGTGACTGCCAAGCAGTAACATCACTATCCATTTTAATTTTAGGGAATTCGTTCATGCTCATAATCAACTTTGCATAAAATGGTGATTTATACCCATCTTTACCTTTATTTTCAACTTGCATCGACGTTATCCCTGAAATTAAGCGTTTTAAGAAATTTGGTTTTTCAATATATCCTGCATCAATATCATCTGAATAGTTGAACAACTTTCCACATATCTGTGCCTTATTAAATCGCTTATTAATTTCTTCAATGTCAAACGTACCATAATTTTCTGGTCCGTAAAGATATTCCATATATTCTACAAATTTAGTTTTACCACCTTGTGCAGATCCATGCAGTAAGAACATCGTTCTAAGGTTACAATTGACTAACATCGGATAACCAATTAATTGATATAATAATTGTTCTGTATTCTCATCATAATCAGCCCATTTTTTAATTTGTTCACGTACCTGTGGTTGTTCTTCAGGATCTGGATTGTAATTCCATGGGATTTTATTACATACTGCAAATCGTTGCAACAACTCTGTTTCGAATTTCATAGTACTTAAATCAAGAACCCCATTTTCAAACGCGATTTTATATTTGTCAACCTCGGCGAATTTTCTGAAAGTTGACTTAAAACCAACGATTGTATTATACACTTCTGTACGATTTGTTTTTGTTGTTGTGGGATCAAGCATGATCCCGATTAAGTTAACTTTATCTTGTACATCTGGTGTATACTTACCGTCCCACCAAATATATATTGTATCGTTGATCGTACAAAAATCGTATTCATTAATAATATCACTTGCCATTTCATAATGCAAGAATATATTACCTTTGCCTCTATATCGACTCATACACGTTTTCCCCATTCTTCAATAAACTCAAATTTTTTCATAGGATCATATCCAAATAACTCACACCAAATTTTATAGCATGTATATACTTCTTCAGGTTTTAATCCTTCTACTATTTTACCATAAAACGCCCAATCAATAAACTCCTGCATCTTATACCTCCTTGTGCTTACTATACCATATTTTCACAGTATACTGTATTACAAACGAATTCATTCAGCTATATATAGTATACACAATATATAGCTCTCTAATCATTTTCTATATACCATATGTTGTATCTGATATATCGTAGTTAGCGCGTATGAACTGTTTCACCTTGCGCAAATCTTTTACACCATAATGTTGCAACATCTCATCAATACTCATATCATTTTCTTTCACACATACATCATCGATCCAATCTTGTACGTCGCGTGCTTTCCAATTTACTGACTTGCGAGGAGCAGCAAATATATTATCATTCACCCATGTTACAAAGTCGATAATCTCTTTCGCGTTCGTTGTATATGCACATGCGCGTGATATTAATTGTCTATGGATCCCATGACGACCATCACCATCACCAACACTTTTTAAATCAAGCTCATTTGTAAATGGCATTAGTTGCCAAGGTAGTATTTGAGGATCCTCACATTGTTGCAACAATTCCCTACATTTCCCATGTTTAATGACACATTCATAATCACTACTTTTATAATCTCGTCTACCTATCTTAAAATCAGCCCTAATACCACACATAAGCTCGCGACCTACCACAGATGAAAGTGCAATATCTGGTTTTTTAAATATAGCATGTACTCCACCATCTGTTGCAACAACATGACATTTCCACTCGTATTTGTCTACTAACTGTATAAATAAATCACTATCATCATATGTATCAATATCAACTAGTACATATTCATTCTTCAGTATACCACCAACTGTTTGCCAATCATTGATCATATGTCGATGCATTCGCTTATTGTCATATGGTGTTTTATCTTCTTTTAACTTAATATATCCTCGATAAAAATTACTCACGATCGATCAACTCCTTTAGAATAATAGGTGTATTAGGATTTACTAGCAACACAGAACCGGTACCAACAATGGACACTGCTAATGTATGTCCCATCATATAGTTATCAAATATCCAATTATATGATTGAGCTACAATATATCTATATTCTGCCCCACCATTTAAAGTTGTTATTTCAGTCATGTTTGATCATCTCCTTAAATAAACCAACGTATTTTTGCCAACCTTCTTCGTGTACAGTATGATGACATTCACGACATAATCCAATACAGTTATTTGCTTCGAATACGTGATCATCATCTGTTGCAACATCTCTAGGGATTATATGATGTACTTCATCTATTTTATTGTAAACCCCATTGTGCCAACAAAGTCTACAACTCAAATCACGCTCACGTACTTGTTGCCTAATTTTTGGCCAGCGACTATCTATGCTAATTTGCTTTTTTCTTGTGTCTTTACGCTTTGGTTTATTTGGACAGTTGTGGTCATATTCAACAATACGACCACACCACTTACACACCTTTTTCATATTATTTACCTTTCACATGTAAGATAATACCATCAAAATCTTTATCACTAGGATAAACATTATCGACAACTTTCACAGCATATTTACTAGATAGATTTTCTTTAAATATCATATCAAGTGCGTTATCCCATGTTTTAACTTCAATAATCATTTCTCTTACCTCCTATTTTAAAAATGTATCACGTAATCGTTTAATATCTTCAACCGTTAATTCTCTATTATCAGCGGCTTTATTCCAAACTCGTTTAGATACTTCAAACGCTGTTTTTTCGCTAACACCTTTATTTAATAAATCTTTTTTAACTGCTAAAAATAAATCTTCAAGTGCTTGTCTTCTAGTCATTTTATTTTACCTCAGTATACCAATACATTTTATCGTTTGTAATTTCACGGTATGCTTTTACCATTTGTTGTGCTTCTTCTCTGTTTTTAGCATAATCTACGATTTTCATTCCATAAGTAATTGCATATTGTTTCATTTTGTATCTCCTTTGTTTTAATCACCTTACATATATTATAATACACTGTATTACAGTATTTGTAAAATACAAAAACCGCATACTAATGATGCGGTTATGTAATAGCTATTTAATTTTGTTGAGTAAGAATACGGGATTAAACATTGCATTATGTGCTGCATGATGGCATTGTTCGCATAACGTTATAAGATTATTATCGTCTAATCGTAATTGCCAATGAGTATCAAGACTATAAATATGATGTACTTGTAGGCCTTCTTTGTTGCAACAAATCTTACACATATTACGATCCCGCTTCAATATTTCAGCTCGTTTATGTTTCCAAGCTGCACTCGAACGAAATTTATTTTTATCCATGTATCTATTATAACATAGATTTTAAGTGTTTGTAAAGTTGGCTATATAAACTATATTCAGGGATATAACGCAGTTTGCGTCGTTCTTCTGTATCGCTACTCGCATTCAGAACGTTAATATAATGTACTTGCTGAGATTTAAAACAACTATAATCCCTCGCACACCATATGTATTTAGGATCCTTAATATTATCAGCACATACATAATCAAACTTAATTGGCTTAACGTTCTTATATCGCAACTGCATTCTATGCGGATTAATTAATGATCCTATATTTTTGGTGTTTATGACTTGTTTGATAATATTATGTTTGTCATATCTTTGTTGCAACAATTCAAAATTATCCCTCATGTATGGTGTACCAAATTTATTAATATTGCTAATCATAATAACATAATCACTACAATCAAGCCAATCAAGCAGTTCAGATGCTTCACGTTCGAAGTCTTCTTTTTTATCGTTATTGAATCTATTACCGCAAACTGATAATGCGTGATAATTATTCGTAAAAACAACAATAATTGCGTCATCAAATTTGATGTTAATTGGTTTAGGGATATATGTACAAATTATACCTTTGTTACAACAATATGTATAAAAATCTGTATTATTTGTAACTATCATATAGTCAGTTCTCCATAGTGCACATAATAAACTTACGTATCATAACATGTTATATCACTACAATGATATAAAACAATAATAAATACACTAAAAATGCTAATGTATTAATCATCAAATGTATTATTAATTTTGTTATTGTAAAATTGTCACCCATTACTGTGAATATACATGTCAATAATATTATTAGTAAGAATGTTAATATCATTATACAACCTCGATCACAATAACATCTTTACCGCCGCAATAAATAGTATATACTTGATAATCATTATCTTTAATAAATTTAGCAGCGACTTCCATATTTGTGCAGATATTTACAAATTCATTTTGTTTATAAACTTTAACCATTATCAAGTCACCTCATTAAATATCAGTATAAAAATTACCAAAGTTAGCGAAAACTTTTTCACTTACGAATAATTTTGTTTTTGTATCTTGTACTAAGCTCAAATTACGTTTAATCATTTCACGAAAACATTCTTTTTCAGTACCTTCAAAAATTACTTTGTTGTTCAAGATCATTTGTTGTTTCATTTTGTGTATCTCCTTTGTAATAACTCTGTAAGGTATCCCCCTTACATTTATTATTATACCAGATTCAACAGCAATGTACAATGCTTGTTTATCATTTATGAATTGACTTCTTCACATTCTTGAACATCAAAACATAAAATATGAAATGCATCTTCGAATGCTGTATCTGCGTATCGTGTATCGTCAATATAAATACACCATAGATTTTGCAGTTCATCAAGAATATATCTAATAAATTTGATGTTTTCGTGATCACCTTTCATCCAAATATTATGTGTTTGTTGTAACAATTTCATATAATTAATCATATATCAATAACCTCACGTGTAAACCACAATCCAGTTGATCCCATCCAACGTTTATCAAACGGCAAATTTTTTCGTACTTGCCAAGATATTTGTTGCCAACCAACTCCAGTTTTTTCAGCTGCATCTTGCATATTTTTATATCTACCTAATTCGTAACGAGTTTCGTTATCATAACACACAATGATCCAGCGTTTTTTTGGTTTATATCCAAAATAATAATCACGTCGTGGATATTTTAGCATATCTTGTTGCAACATCTTCATAACTGCAAAATGCGTTAAGTTGTTATCTTTAGCAGCTTCTGAAATTGAGCTATATTGTTGCAACAGTTTACCATCGATATATGAGTACTTATTGATAATACACTTCATTCATGATCGCCTCAATTTGTTCATCTGTAAATTTAGCACGTTCTTGATGATAACGTTCTAGTAGATCATCGATAGTAATATCATATTTTTTACAGACTTGCTTCAAACTCACTTTACGACTTAGTACATCTTTAACAAATTCCATTTTATTCACCTCGTTTATACCAAATATTACCAGATTTAAAAGCCATACGATACTCTTTAACAAGTTGGCAAGCATCTTTGGTGTTTTCTGCATAGTCAATAATTTCACCGTTATAAATAATTATGTATTTCATATTTACCTCCTAGCGTGTAGCTAATTCATTTAAAATCACTCGTTTAATTTCTTCATTATTTGTCATTTTTAATGCTTCGTATAATGCATCAGTTGTTAATACTTTTGCTCGTTGTTCGTTAGTCATTTTGTATCTCCTTATTAATTAATATATACCTTACATTTATTATAATACACTGTTCACAGATATTTGTACAATGCTAAAAATGCATTGGTCGTGACGTTATATTACTTCATATCATAAATACAATATATTGTATCTAAATAACTTTCATGCAGCTATATGTTGTGTTATACAATATCTGGCTCGTCAATTGTTACTCACATACTATATATTGTATAATAAAAGAGGACCACTATTTGTGATCCTCATCATCGTGTCCGATCCCTATTGCAACAGAATATATAATATATAACACTATATACCAATCTGCGAGATCTGGCGCTATTACCACACATAGAATAGTGCAAATATATCCAAGCGTAGCAAGTATGTTTTTAATGCTTCTTATGTTCATTATCAGTTATACCTTTTAATTGTTCAAGCGAGTTTTGTATAATTGGTGGTAATTTAAGCCCACATTTACCTGCGTTTTCTAAACAACTCATCCCTTCATTTACAATAAAGAAATAGCAAGTAGTCAACGCAATTGTATCTGTACCCATCATGTTATCAAGTTGATGTGCAAAGCACACTAATGTTAACAATACAATTTTTTTAGCGATCCCACGAAATGTCTTTTGACTATTGTACATTAGTTTTGGATTGATAAAACTTGCGAATATACCAATAACAATATCAAGTGACATTGCCCACAACAATACTTCAAGTTGGGGATTCACAACGCCAAAACAATACGATAAAAATGATATAACTCCACTGATAATGACAGCATGATCAACATTGTGCATTATTGTAACCCTCCTTATTACTATTGTATCACATGTTGCAACATTTGTAAATATAAAAAAGAGACTACTACTAGTAGTCTCTCTTAACGTGTGAATCATTATATCACACGAGATAATGGATCACCTCCACTATTTGATAAGTTTTTGCAACTCATCAATAGCAAGATTGATATAACGTTTATCTTTTGTATCGATAAAATACTTAATATCCATAACAGATTTTGCGATTGCTGTAGATACGTCATCGCGTAATCCTGCAGCACCACAAAGGCCACGCAATGCATTTTCACTCAATAACATTGGCACAATCATGTTGCGAATTCTAACCCACATGTAATCACCTCCTTTATTATATTATACCATTAATCAGCAGAAATGTAAAACCCTTCTATTACTAAATATCCAGCAGGGCAATCCACCAACCTAAACATATGAATAATATCTGTAATTGAAGTAATTCCAGTAATAACTGCTTTACCCATGGTATAATGTTTAAGTGAATCACCAATATATAATTCGTCTGCACGTTTCCATAATCCTCTACCTGTTGCAACAAGTGTGTCACCAGATACGATAATTTTGCCATACTGTGTATTTATTTCAATTGCGTTTGCACATGTATCATCACGCAATAACATATCATAACGATTATCACAGTCATATGCGTATTCGCCCACTGAGTTAATGAATGAACATTTATCAAACATGTTATTTCTCCTTTTTATAAATTAATGTTCTAAATCCAATAGTATTATACATAATTGTGTCATTATCTACTAGCTTAATATCTTTACGATTACTTGGATTCAAATACAAACTATTATGCAAATATGAATTTTCAGTGTTATAAGGTCGTTCTTTCACATCAAAATAATCAAGTGCATCAAAATCAATTTCCTCATCAATATCAACATCATACTTTACAATTTCCTTCGCAAGCTCACGATAATCAATATCGCGATAATTATATTGATGCTCATAATAATCTGTATCTTTAAATCGAATCCCGGCAAACTGGTTAGATGTGTATGATATATCTAATTTCTGGATCATACTGTCATATACATGTGCATCGATAATTTCAAATGTAACTGCAGATACGTAACTATTGATCTTTTGTTGTTGCAACAATTTATATCCAAATGCTTGTAACGCGATCATATCAAATGGCAATCCGTAAATAAGATCAATACTGCGTGCTAACGAATACATATGTAAACCATCGCTTTTTAGCTCAGCAACTACGAAATTGTTACAAGGTACATCATAGATACTCACACTATTTTCATAGTTTATGATATTATAATATACTGGTTTATTTGGTTCGAGTTTACGTTTTAGATCATTATTAGTATATAATTGATAACCATAATTACTATTGACTAACCCCATTGGATCTTTCATGTCGTTCCAAATTGGTCCATATTTGCTGATCCAATTTACGCATCTAGATCGCGACATATACCAAGCAGCTTCTGCCAATGCATATGATATATATGTTTTTAGACCAAGTCGAGCTTTGGGGAACACCAATAATCCCGCATACTTCTTTGGAATTTTGAATGTAAACATCTGATTGCCTAATGATTTTGTACCAGCACGATTTAAACCATATTTGATTGCAGCTTGTACAAATTTTGTGTAATTACTGAATATTTGCATTTTTATCTTCAACCTCCTTGATCCACATATCTAAGTAAACACGCGCTTTTTTAAGATCACCAACAGTTTGACGTCGATACAAATATTTGATGATATTACCCATCCAAAATGTTTGCATAGCGTTATCACCGATCATAATGCGTTGTACTTCTGTACATTCTACACCTCTGAAATTATAACGTGTTGGTGTTTTCAATTCATTATCAAGTAGTAATTTCGCTTGATCATCATAAATCCAAACACCGTCTTGATCATAATGTACTTCAATTTGTTTATCTTCGCATAATTTGAGAACGTATGCATCATCTTTATTGAGTTGATTTGCAATTGTTGTAATAAATACCATAATAAATACCTCCTAAAAATATGTAACTTCAATAAATGTTTCAAATTCTCGTGTTTGTTCAAGTTTAATAACCGTATATTGATTGCGTGCTAAAAAACGATTTACTTCCTCTATACTATTAAACATACCGATACATATTTCGTTAACTGTTACATAATACCACATATTTACCTCCTAGTTTAAACCTTTAATTGTCATAACTTTCATACCTTGCATTGTCCACCATTTATACACCATTTCGATTGTTTCTTTTGCTGCAACTTCCTTAACTAGTTCTTTTAAAGTGTAGCATAATTCGCTTTCGTAACCGCCCATTTTAATGATGTAATAACCATGTTCTTTTACTACTTCAACGTTTGTTGTGTTGTTGATTTTGTTTAATGCTTCTGTTAATTGTTTACATGTTCTCATTTTGTGTATCTCCTTTATAATCATATCTTGTAAGGTTATCCCCCTTACATTTATTATTATATCAGATCTACACTGTATGTACAATGCTTGTTACACATAGCACAGGACAGCATTATGACTTTTAGTAACAACGCATCAACCATCGCACTTCTAAAAGTTTTATTGTGCGTAGTCGTTATCATATCCTCGTTAAATTTTAATATATACGGTATATTGTATCTCGACAAAATTAGTCCAGCTATATATTGTACATACTATATACCGCTGGACTAAAAACTATTACATACTATATATTGTATCTATTTACCTGTACTGCCAAAAGCACCATCACCACGCTCAGTTGGTTCTAAGTCGTCAACAACTTCGATATTATAGTCAAGAATAGGAACAACAACAAGCTGGCCGATGCGCTCTCCTTCATGTAATATAATTGGTTCATTACCAATATTTGTATATGGTTGATGTACTTCACCAGTATATCCTGCGTCAATAACGCCAACCGAGATTGATGGTCGTAACATCGTATTTACTCCGATACTAGATCGTTGACACATTAAACCAACATATCCGACAGGGATCTGTACACATACACCTAATCCAATTTGACGATTTTCACCAGGTTGAATTGTAACAGTTTCAGCTGCTTTCATATCAAGTCCAGCATCCCAACTATGTTTACGCTCAGGGACACAATTTTCATTTAATACTTTAATTTTCATATTATTCCACCTCAATTTTTTGTTCATCAAAATTCAAACCTAAATAAATGCTATGATGCGCTGCTGCTTTAGATTGTTCACCGTTGTCAGATATAAATGCGATGCGCCTTTCAGGTATATATATATTCAGTTTTGTGTGTCTATATGCTGCATGTCTACGTACTCCGCCAAGTGATTCAATTGGTAATAGTAATACTGTTGGTTTACCAATTTCAATACAACGCTCTATAATCTCATCTTTATTTGAATATGGCGTATTCGAAATGATCCAATCACAATTATAATCAGTTGTCATAAAATCACGAATGTTGTAAACATGCTCAATATTTCACAAAATTTGATTTATCGGTGTCCCAAGGCAATAATATTTTACCAGTTGGCTTATAATAATCAAAAATTTGTTGTACACACCTAAATGGTGTGTACCACTCATCAGATCGATCTCCTTTTATAAGTGCTTGTTTCATTTTCATTTCCTCCGTTTAAGTAGTCTTAACCTCTTTACATTATTATAATACCACGGAGCGAGCTGTATGTAAAATGCTGGTTAGTCATTAATAGCGTATGTGTTATGCAGTTAAATCATAAATACCATATCTATTCACCTTTAAATGAATTTATACGTTTCCAAGCCTCATCAATATACCATTGACGATCTAGCCATTTTGGTGTTTTCATTTCTTGAATGTTACCATTTACGATCCTACAATGATCTGGGCATGATGCGAATTTTTCTGGGTTTTTATCATGTTTACACTTATATAAAATACCGTCATTACGACTACGAGATGCAAATACTCGATAAACTTTATCAGTTAGTATTTCATCATTATATAACGCATGATCATATTTACCACTGAGTTTATACGTTTTCATGAATCTCATCATATCATTTTCTTTAGATATATATTCAGCAGGATCTATACCATTCACAAAGTGTTCAACAACTGCATCAGATACTATTGGAAGATCATTATCGATAACCGTTGCTTCTTTAACTGATCCACCTTTACGCTCGATTTTACCATCATCAAATATTGCGATATAATTATTTACATCACGTTGATACATTGCATTTGTATAATCATATTCCATATTGAGTCGAGTACGTTTTTCCCAAACTTTCACGATCTCATCAAATTTATCCCAATCATCATTACATACTTTAAACACTACACCATCTGTATTTGACTGCACAAGTTGTGTCCTCGGTAACATTTCGCAGACATCTTCAATTAATTGTAAAATCATTAATTGTCCATTAATACATACCTCGCGCATGCGCTTAGGATCATACAAGTCAGACAATACTTTATATTTACCATCAACACATTTACCGGCTCCGCTTTGTCCATATACTGAATTGAGAACGAGCTTCAATGGTAACTGTCTAGGATCTTTTGCTTTTTTAAACTGCAAGCGCTTTTCACGAACATCAATATACAATTTAGGATCCGGAACACCTCGCGACAATAAATCCCACTCAATCATAATTGATGGGTACATTGAGCCGACATCTGCATGTACCATTTTTGATTTATTATCATTTGACCATAAGTAGTTTGATATTGCACCATGTAAACCACCTAATGCAAAAATATGTGGTGTTCCATATAAATCAATTTCGTAGCTTGCAGTCGGATCTTTAGACTCTCGAATGCTATCAAAAAACTTAACAACATCATCATGTTTATATGAATAATCTTTCACACATTGTACATATTCAAAATCGAATTCCTGATCCCATTCATCTGACGTTAATCGTTTCGCTTTCAAAATTTTAGCACCAAGCTGTGCCTTTGTTTTTGACATACTTGACAATGGCTCTCCAGCGAGTTGACATAATCCGTAATGTGCTTCAAAATCTTGTTTTGTTTGTTGGAACACCAAAGCAGTATTGTATACATCATCACGACAATATTCACGATTAAGTCGTTTTTCTTCCTCATTTAATGATCGTGTTAAATCAAAATCAACGTCAGTTTCATGTATGCTAACACCCATATACGACTCGAGTTGCTTTAGTGATTTACCAAATACCATACAATCGTATATATTCAAATTTATAGATTTAAACTTGTTTGTAAATGACCAACCCGGATGACCACCTTTAATAATATAATCATTGACAATTTTTGGATTAATCCCTAATAAAATTGCTTTTATAATATATTGGTCGTACCCTTTGCAGTTGTAGCCTATCCATAACTCGTTTTTATGTTTGTCATAATATTGTTGCAACAATTCTCGATCATTCTCGATATACGTGAATTCATTACCATCAAATGTTACAAGCAACCAATCATGCACAAATACTTCAGTATCGAAAAAAATCATATACTTAATACCTCTACCAATTCGCTCATTGCTAGTTGTACTTCTTTATATTGTTTAAACATTGGATCAGTTGTTTTTAATACGTCACCAGTAAGCATAGTACTATCACCTATCATACTGATATTTGTTAATTTGATAATAATGTAATCATTTTCAGCATAAGTCTTTTTAATAATCATTATTCTTGACCTCCAATCATCGTTGCAAGTTCTTCGTCTCCGTTCTCACGTGCTAGGTATACCAACCATGCATCCAGTTCTTTACTATCACTTTCAAGATAGATATTATGTAAAAACTCACTTACATATGTTTGCTCTTTAGTTAAATTCAATCGGCTCACCTCCTTTTAACGGATTTTCATTTTTACCTTGATAAATGCTCCGCATCCTGTTTGGATCACGTTTCATCTTTTTGATATGTCGTTTATGTAACATATCAATTTGCATCGGTACATAATATAAACTTTCATTATCATGTGAATAATACTTCACACATAGCCATTTATCTTTTGGCCTAATCAATAAACACGCTCCCACTTTCATTCTTCTAATACCTCAACAATATCACTCATAAATACCTCAACTTCTTCACCCGGTTCAAAAATCGCACCATCTGGATCAACTTGTTCTATACATTTACCATGTACTATAACTAGTCCATTCACAGTATACTCTTTTGTTACATCAATAATAATGTAATCATTTTCAGCATAAGTCTTTTTAATAATCATAATACACACCCCAAAAATATTACTAATAATACTAACCACCAATACGCGACAATAAATAATATCGTAGCAAGCAAACCTGTTATTAAATAATCAATCCAGTTGTTCATACAGCACCTCCTTATGCAACAACAATTTTAATCTGTTCATATTTACCATAACGACTTGTTAATGTAAGCACGTTCAGTAACTTTTTTAACTTCAATTTTCATACCTTCGTTTAGGCTTTGTAATTTTTCTGTAAGTTGTTTGCAAGTCATTTTGTGTATCTCCTTTGTAATAACTCTGTAAGGTATCCCCCTTACATTTATTATTATACCAGATTCAACAGCAATGTACAATGCTTGTTACACATAGCACAGGACAGCATTATACTGTTCTGTCATAGATACTGTATATGGTATAGTGATAAAAATGGTGCAGCTACATATTGTATTATACAACATATTGCTGCACCACGCAGTTTCATATACTATATACTGTGTTTACTAATTGTCGTACACATCATTGATATATAGGTTCTTGAAGTCGTTTTGTGTTTTTTGTTCTACCACAAATGTGCAGTTCTTTACATCACAGAACACCAATTCGATTTGAGTAGCAAAGTCATCAAAATCACCAGTGAATTCTACTTCTTGCGCAGCGCCAAAACTATTCAAAAATGTTACACATGCACGAACACATCCGGCATCATTGCGTGTACCGGTTAGTACTTTGTTGATCCATAAACGTTGATTTTTAAATTCACCGTCAAGGATCTTAAATGCACCTCTCAACATCAATTTATCGCCAGCTTTATTTGTACCAAGTTCTAAATTTAGTAATGCGCATTCATACTCACCATCAGTAGGATCCTTGAATTCACGTTGCTTTGGTTCTTCTTTATTTGCATCTAATTCAGATAATTGTTTGTTATAATCTTCCATATTCATGTTAAATTTTTCGAAAGCCATTATTGTTTACCTCCTAATTAAAATGGTACTTGTTCTAATTCTTCTTTAGTAATACGTTGTCGACGACTACGACGTTTAGGTTTTTCTTCTTTCGTGTTATCCATAGCATCAATGTCGCGAGAACCATCAATTGCAAATAATCCATTGCACGCATATTTACGTGCATAAGATGAGCACGCACCTGTCAATTGTGCATCATCCATACCTTTCTTAGTATCTTGTTCACGTGCATATCCGTGACATTGTACTTGAGTACCATCCTCAGTATCAATCAATGTAGCTGTTGCAACAACATACGTACGATCTTCTGTTGTTTTGATGTCATCACTTAACAACAATGTACATTTGTATTTATCTGCGAATGGTTTAAATGCTTCGAGGATCCCACTTAAATCCCTATAATCATAACCGCCAAAACTGTTGCGCTTGTTTTTTGGTGCTTTCAATTCACACTGAATTTTTTGCAGTTTATCAAATATCAATTTCTTCACCTCCCTTATAGTCTTTCACAGGTTCCATAAATCGTGCTGCATATAAGTCAGCACTATGTATGATATATAGAAGTTCATCAAGGCTTAACATATATTCACGATTTGAATTTTCAAAAAATCCGTCATGACACAAAATGCAGATCCTTTCACTTTCAGTTAGTTCTAAAAATTTAGATACAATCATAAGTGATCTGAATGCATGATTTTTAATTCGTAAATCCGGATTAATTTTCATAGGTTTAGATCCAGATGTTTTCCCTGATTTTAATAAGTTTGGTACGTAGTAATTACATTTGCCAGCATCGTGTAATAATGCACATAACACAATACTTTCGCGTGATACTTTACTACCAAGAACATCAGCAAGTTTTAATGCATTTGTTATAACATTGTATGTGTGATCAGCAAGTCCACCAGCATAATTACAATGGAACGACGTACTTGCCCATGCGTCATAAAAACCATTTTCATCGTACCATTTCAGCATGTCGTCGATCCCTGCGCGTTGTACATATTGATGTACGATGTCATGAATTTTTTGCTTCATTAATTACCTCCAATAATCGATTTTCTATCGTTGGCCAATCTTTTGGATATAGTAAATATCCTTCACAACCCCAACTATTGATATTTTCTAATATCTTAACTTGTGCAGCACTCGGCTTTCCTCGAACGTCTTTCAACTCAAGATCAATTGAATGACCATGTATGCATATATGCATATCAGGTAAACCATTGATCGAGAATTGAGATCCAAAACGCTTCTCATAATAGCCGATTGGTTTAGCACGTATCTTTTGTTTTGGTGTGTTTGGCGGATATACACCATGCTCGACCAACCAACGTTTTATACGGTTTTCAAAATTCTTTTCACCAGCGATAATATCACCTCCGATACATGTATTATATCATAGGTGCTGCTTCTTGTAAATCTTTAAAGTATACAAGATTGTCATACATGTATGCACAAAACTCCTGCCATTCACTAAGCCTATGATGTCGTCGTTGTCGATACATGTTCATAACATTTTCATAGTTCATAGTAACTGTTCTAGTTTGATTATATGCACATGGTAATAACTGGATAATCGTTCTCCATAAGCCTTTATTTTGTTTCATACCTTCTTTATAATCTCTGATCCTAGTATTCAAATTATCAAGAACAACATTTACAATGAATTCGTTGTCGTTCATATCTTCAAAACTAAAATCATGAATTGTTAGAGGTCGACTGCATAGCTTATGCATTGTACTTTGTGAGTTTGTTGTAACACCTACTTTATACGTATCGAATTCTTTCCACCAATAAAGCGGAGCAGTGATGTCACATGTGATCATCATTTGACGTAGCACTTTTCTATGATCAGATCCTGCTCGTGTTAATTGTTGCAACAATTTTAAATCGTTGCCACCAATCACATTTCCATGCGTATCATTTTTGTGCCATGAGTTCATCGGATTGCGCATACCCCTCATAGCACTTTCAAATCCATAAACTTGTAAGTTATCAATTCGTATCATGTTTAAAAAGTTCCTCCGTATAGTCGCGTTTTAAATCTAATGTATTATATATTTTTTGTTCAATGCTATTTGATGTTATTAATTTGTAGTATACACATTTGCTTTCCTGCCCAATGCGATGAATACGCTTTTTGCTTTGCTCATAAAAATCACTTTTCACGGGTGGTGAGTAGTAGATCATTTTATTAGCAAGTTGTAAATTTACACCAGCGGATCCTGATTGGTATTGTACGAGCGTGATACTATCATCATATTTGTTGTAACAATCCAAATTTTTCTCATGACCATTGATAAATGACATAGGTCTTTTTAGTTTTGATATGTATTGTTGCAACAGTTTTAACTCAATATCGAAGTTATAAAATATGATCACCCTGTCATTTGTACTTTCAAGCAACGTTTTGAGCATATCGAGTTTTTCTTTGCTGTTACAAAGTTGGCGCATGTATAACATATCTTGTGCGGGTCCATTGGATATATACTCAATTTCACCACAGTCGACGTACCCATCTTTTTCAAACGTTTTATAAAATTTCGACTTCTCAATAGGAACATCAATAAACCGTTGTTCAGGTAGATCAAGCACTTCGTCTGTTTTCATGAATATGCATCCGAGATCTTTCATCACAGTTTTTAGCTCGTCAACATTTTTATATGGATTGTGTTTTGACAATACTCTAAACTTGACCCCACTATTTTCCATTTCGAAAAAGTTGCAGTAACGGTCTTCATATGAATGTTTGTTCATATTTAATCCGAGTAGTTTAAGCTGTGTATATAATTTATCGTATCGAGCGTTTGACGCGGGTGTACCTGATAAGAGGATCACATTTTTATAATTAAGTTTCATGATTCCTTTTGTCTGTTTGCTTGTATTGTTAGCAATCGCTTGTGATTCATCGAGCATCAATGTTACACCTTTAACTTTTTGCAGTTCTGGCCTACGCCAACAACTTTCATAATTGATAACACCCACTCTGTTGCAACAATCAGCAGCTATAAAATATTCAAGTTGTTTCTTCTTTGTAAGATCATATCGTACCCATTCCGGATGCGTAATTTTAAAATGATCTAGCCATTGCGGTACGAGTGATTTTGGACAAACAAGTAATACTGGATCCTCGAATGATATTGCTTTATATGATCCACAGTATGTTTTACCAAGGCCCATATCAAGGTAGTATGCAACTTTGTTAAAGTCTTTTGTTTGTTGCAACACCTTTTGTTGATGTGTATATAACTCACTCATAATATTATATACCATCCTTTAAACAGTAATAACCTAATACCATAATCAAGATAATAACTAGTAAGTACATATTAATAAACACCTCTTTTCTTTAATTCATTATAAATCTCGTTTTTAATTGTCATTTTAATTGCTTTCATATAAGATGACTTTGTAACAGCAAAGTGTAGTTGACCAAACTATTATTGATATGTTCTATACTGTCAATAATTTCATAATGTCTTGTTTTGATAAAATAAAATGTATCTTTAATACTAGATTCAGTACTAACTAATTTATCATGATAGAAAACTCTATAAATCATGTTAACCTCCGATATAAACCAATACACATGTGAATAACGATAATGTTGTAACAACACCAATAAAAAACATGATCATAATCAACCAATTCCAAAACATATTATTTCACCTTCTTGTATAATCTACTTACTATATACCAAATTTTACATTCTGTTTTACTAGCTACACTTTTAAAGCTAATAAATTTTTCAATATGTTGTTCGGTGTATTTTGTAAGTTTAACTAAATCATCGATTGTCAATCCTAATTCAGTAATCATGTTTATTGTTTCTTTTCTGTTTTCTACATCTACCATTTTGTGTATTTCCTTTGTAATAACTCTGTAAGGTATCCCCCTTACATTTATTATTATACCAGATTCAACAGCAATGTACAATGCTTGTTACACATAGCACAGGACAGCATTATGCTGTTCTGTCATAGATACTGTATATGGTATAGTGATAAAAATGGTGCAGCTACATATTGTATTATACAACATATTGCTGCACCACGCAGTTTCATATACTATATACTGTGTTTACTATTTAGAACAGCAATCACATCCGCAATCACATTTTTTCTTAACAAATGTTTTAAATACTTCATTCACATCCATTTCATTTCCACATACATCACCATGATCTGAATGTTGCCAGATGTAAACACTTTCCTTCGGATAATCACATTCACTATTATATTGAGCAACCCACAATGGTACCCAAGGCACTTGGCTATACATATATGTTTCATCCCATAATAGAGAATATCCGCTATAAATACCAACATTATTGAATCCAGCACGATGTAATGTATTTACAAATTCGCACATAATGTTTGTAATATCTTGATACGATAACCGACCACTATTTATATAAGAACGTAAGCGTGTATGATCTTCATAATCATACCATACACCAAGTTGTAAGTGCCAATCAGTCAAACCAATTTCTTGTAGTTTACCAATTACCCATTTTGCTTCGTTACGGCATTCTTCAAGATCGTAGGCATGACTAAAATAATAAACACCAACTTTTAAACCAGCTTCAAGTGCGTTTAGGATCTGCGTTCTGCCGCATTCAGTTTCATTATAACTTTCACCAAGTTTTACAATCACGCCATCATATCCTTGTTCTTTTGCTTGTTTAAATTGTTCAACACTTGTAAAATAATCTTGCCAATCACTAATATCAAAACACTTCATGATTAAGCCTCCCATCCAATAATAATAATATCACAAGTACCTAGATAATTATCACTACTTCTAGCCCAATAATTATAATAATACGTAACGTTTGCAATTTGTACACACGAATACACATCAAATCCAGTAGTACCTTTATTTAGAATACCCCTATTTGTAACTTGTCCAAAATAACTATCAAGATGCTCATTCCAAATTGTGTTATCGCATTGAATAACACTATATTGTGTATTTGCCATTGTTACCGGTAATGTTACATGTTTCTGTGTTCCTACTGTTACCTTAAACATAACCCGTCCATCGGGTAGATAGGTTTTCCAATGAGATGATTCATTGCCTTTTGTTGTGCCTGTTTTATTTGTAGTTTTCAATGCAACTTCTTTTCCGTTGATAGTTAACATACCACTTAAATCGCCACCTATTAAAGGTAAGTAACTATTTAATTGAGATTTTAATGCATAATTTGATAGATCGACTTGTTGAGTACTACCTCCTCCACCAGATTTAGATTGTGCAATGTCTGAAATAGTTTTCATTGCGTTATCAATAATATCCATATTAGCGTTAAGAATACGAATATCTGCATAATCAGTCATATCTGGTTTTGTTAAATTATAATTCGTTGTTTTCTTTGCCATTATTTCAACTCCTTATATTGTGCTAGTAAATCAGATCTTTTATTACTTAATTCGTTAGAATAATTTTGAAATTCTGTTTCATTCATTACGACCAGTTCACCGTTAACAAACACATCATACACTTTATTTCCATCTACAGTAATTGCACATTCAGAAATACCACGCAAATCGGATAGTTTGATATTGATAGAATTGATTTCAGATTGCATATTTTGCTTTTTGAATTCATTTTCTAATTCTGTATTATCAACTTTAATGACTTCATAATATTCATCGTTATCTCTGATAGCACAATTATGCTCGTTACACCAATCAGCCATATTCTTATATTCCACTTCATCAAAATCATGTTTGTACATTTTTTTACCTAACATTATCTATACCCCCTTACCAATAGCAATCCAAAATTCAGTAGGTCCATAAGTAGATGATTGTGCACATACAATATCAAATCCAGTAGCAGTCATGTTGAATGTTGCAGATCCCCAACGACCCTCATAACTGTTAGATTTATTGTTAACACCAAAACTACGAGATGTTACAATGGCGTAATGTTCATCAGCGAAAGGTGTTTGGAATGTTTGATGTTGTACGTTGTATAATGAATTGCTAGGATTTACATAACCCCATTGTAATAACATTCCTGTATTTAATTTAGTATATCCTGAGTGCCAGCCTGCAGTTGTGTACAAATCTGTTACAACTCTATCATTGTTAAACCATGCACCACTGTTGTCAATTGTAAAAGCATTATCGTTATCATAATAAAATTTGAATCTACCACTCTTTGTACATAATGTAGGAAGTTTTACATTCTTAAATGATGTTTCATTAAAAGATAAATATTCCTCGTTATTTCTTATAGATTGTACACCTTGCCATATATTATATGGCAACTTGATATTGCCTTGCATTGTCCCACCACTTAAAGGTAGATATTGATTGAATTTATCATTGTTGTGTTTTAAGTTGTCATCCAAAATATCCATATTATTATTAATAATTTGAATGTCTACATCATCATCATATGACGGTTTATATAGCTTATAATTTTTAGTCTTTTCCATTATTCCTCCCATGTAATTTTACCATCAAAAACATCGTCCCATGTTCTTGTTAGATTGTAATTCCAAAGTTTAGCACGTATCATATATTTTTCATCTTTCCATTTATGTGATTTAGGACTTCGCCAATTATAATACTCATCTTTTGCATGTCCCCATGTATGTGGTTTACAATAATCAATCCACCTATTATGCATGTGATTCCATACAAGTTGAAAATGTGCTGGGAATATGTTCATGTACTCGTTTAAGAACGATTGATAGTAATAATTTGTAGGATCATATCTTGTACCTATTTGTGTAGTATGTGTTACGGTTGCGTTACCGTCATATGATACTTTACATTTATCACCAAACCATTGATTGACGACATCCTGCAGTACTTGTAATGTACATCGATGAGTTGCTCGCCATTTTGTAATAATAGCGGAACGTCTATCTTCTATTGTTGTTTTCTGATCTAGTAATAAATCACGTTCATATAATGAGCATCCATAATCGTCAAGCGTTGACATGAATATATTATTATAATCAATTTGAGATAAATTATCAACTTCTCTTAATTGTGACGTATTATAAATTTGGTTGATCCATTTATCTTTGCGATATAATTTAGGTAACGTTTTAAGCATTTCATTCTTAGTCATTGTATGTTACCCCAGTCAATACGCCACATTCATCTTGTTGTAATTGCAACTTATTATGTGTACCATTCAAACGAATTTCTCGGTAATCTTCAACGTTCTTTGTTTCAGCAATTACAAGGCCTATTTTAGCTAACGAAATATAATCCTTGTTAAATGCACTTGTTTTGATATACCTATCAAGGTTTTCCTTAATAACGTTTTTTGTTTCTTCTAACGCGCCACTCACCTTTAAGCCGTAAATAGTAATGTCAACATTCTTTTGAGTTGCTGCAACAACAGTTGTTACTGCTCCAATTGTTGCAGCGCCAGCGCCATCACCATTTTTATTTGGATCAATATAATTTTGTACACGCGTCACAAGATCTTCACTCGCCGGTCTGAAGTCATTACCAATCAAAATAATCTTTACGGTATTGATACCGTTCCATATAGGAACACAACGAGCCTTACCAACTCCATCAATTTCTTCTGCCCATAATACATACTGATTGGCATTAACACCATTAACCGGCGTACGTAACTTAGTATAGTAACGTGCACGATAATCTGTATCGTTTTCGCGATCATAACCACCAGTGCATGTATTATTGTTTGTAATTTTATAAATACCTTGCAATGTTACAGGCATTTCTGAAATTTCACCAATACCAACATTTGTCGCTTGGCCGCCCATAACTGATTCAATTTTTACAATATCACCTGTGTGCACGTCTTTTGATTCTGTTGCAACAAATTGAATACCTTGTTCAGTTGCGAACAAATCACCTTTCAAAATAGATCCATTACCTTGTACAATAGTAATTTCGCCTTTTGATTTTGTTGCATGCTTTCTAACAAGCCCAGTACGTTCAGAAATAAATAAATCTAGTTCTTCACCTGATAGATTTTCAATATCTAATTTTTTAGCAACGTCATATGCTAAATCCCAGCATGATTTTACACCAAACGCAAAGCCACGCGTTAAATCATATGTAGGATAACCTTGTCGTTTTCGATATTCATTATCGATGTTTGTAAGCATCAGATCATGAATCTCATTTAGACTTTTGTCATTATACATACATCACGACCTCCTCACCTAAATCGGTTATAATAGTAAATGTGAACGTACCTTTGTCAAAAGTAAAATCCCTTACATCGGTAACGTGTTCACAACCATTTAAAATTGTACGCTTTAACCGACGAATAATTTCAGATACTTGTACACTTCTAGGTAATCGATAACCAACAATATCGGAGAAGTCCATACCAAAATTTTCGTTATATATTTTATATTTGTCTTTTTCTACTTTTATAAGTAGTTCAACCCACTGCTTTATTTGTTCAACTTCGTTTGGCGGATCATCAACAATAAATGTATTAGTATCATAATTAAATTTTATAGATTTTATAATGTTCACCTCCTAACAATATTTATTATACCACACTGTTGCAACGATGCAAAGTATTATTTTGCTTGACTATTACAACCTTTTAATTGTCTAATAACATCAACTACTATAAATTGTTGTTCTGATTCTGTCGGGATCACAAGAACAAGATCACCAGTTTTCCAAACTTCGTCGAGTACAATATCACCAGTACTAGTCGAAGTATATGATCCACCACCATGTGGACATGATACACTAATACTACCAGATTGATGCATACTGCTGTAGGTACTTTTACGTTCTAATAAATGATACGCAACATATAATTGCTCACCTTTAATTGTATATTTACCGTCTTGAATTGTTATCACAGGCGGAGAAGTACTAATTACTTTACCAATCATCGGGCCCATTTTTGTTTTTGGATTATCTCGACTTGTAAATTGAGCAGCAAGTTCATAATCCCAACTAGACATTATCGTTAACCTCCTCATTTAATATAAGTTCACAATCCATAATGTGTTTACCTGCATCATATGAATGTTGACATGATGTCACTAGATATTCACCAACCATATTTATATTTGGTTGATTAAATTTCAGGATCCTGCCGCTACGCACATAATTATCACCTAATAAAGTACATTTAGTCGCTTTTGTTGGCCAAGCCATATTTTTAAGTTTTGTTTTAGCGATTTGTGCAGCTTGTGCATTTTTCTTGTCGTCTACTTTTTCATAATGAACATATAAACCGTATTTCTTAATTGAGTTATCGTCTTGAGCTGTTGCAACGACTTGTTGTGATTTTTCTTTACTACTCATAATAACGATTTTATTTGCTAATGTTTCGCAGTTGAATTCTTGACTAAACTCAGATACAAGCGGCTCACTTTGCCAAATCATTTTAAGATTATCAAATGCATTTATATATAATTTACCGTAGTTATATTCGCGACGATAACGTTTACCAGTTTCGTTAGTCGCGAGTTTTAGTAAGTCATCTATAATTTTAGATATAGTATCGCCATTATAGATTTTAGTAACTTTTGTTGTAATATCACAAGCAACATCACACGGGATATTTTCTTGCTTACACAATGTTTCAATTGCCTTCTTGACATCAACAGCATTGAATTGTATTCTTGCCTCTTGTTTATTTAAATACCAAGCATTATCGTAAGCCTCATATTGATATGAGCCTAAACCATTGCGTGTGGCTTTTTGTATTGTGCCTTGAAAAAGCAGTGTATCGTCATTATATAATGTAATTGTGTTTCCTAGTGAAAGATCGATCCAAACAGTATTTTTATCTATGACTTTATTATTTAAGTAATCAAATGACAACTTAACCCCGAGAGATTTTATATCATCTTCACGTTTGATACTACTACAAAACGCGCTAATAATATATGGATTGCCGTCAATGATCGCTTCAACCCTGATCATGTTTCAAGACCTCCAGTCTGACTATTGTAAGTGCGATATTCTGTAAATGTAGAATTCATATGATAATCTGCTTGATTGTCTTGGTAATAGTCAAAATCATCTACAAGCACATTCATATTTAAATAGGTAACATCACCTTTCGTAATAATCAATCGGAATGGCTGACCCTTCTGGCGATTGTCATTAATGAAATTTATAATGTCGGATCCATTATCACCTCTTGCCCAACTATAATTACTAACGTCAGACGGTAACAATACATTATTAAATGCAACCGATCTTAAACCAAGTAAACCAATTTGACTTACATCACCAATAACAGATTTGAATACTTCATTATTTTGTGGTGCAGTTATTTGTGGTAAATCTGCAGGTGGAACGGGGAACGTTACGGATGATCCTCCCTCTAAAAGTAGTGTTATATCAGCACGTACGTTTTTATTACCTTGAAAAGCTAAATATGCACGATATAAATTTAAAAGACTAGTTAAATCCATTTTTTCACCTCGCTTTCATATATATTATTATATCATGTTACAACGAAATAGCAAATAAAATAAGGATGCTTTTGTAGCATCCTTATTATAACTTTATTACATATTAGCTATTGCCATTGATACACGACCACTGATTGCATCACCAACTTGATCTATAAAATCTTGAGTACCAATAACGTTTCCCTGTATAGTGATTGGACACGATATTGTTGTTCCGGATCCTCCAGACAATTCACGTTGTGTTTGTGCATTTGTATTAATACTCGATCCCCTAGGTAAATCAACAATTTCTGGACCGTATTCACCAACAATTGTGCGACCGCCTTCCCAGTAATTTGTGCCGTTTGCATTACCTTTTTCTTGACGACCGCCAAAAACGGATACTAAGTTTTGACTATATAAACCCTCATCACGTAACGCTCGATAATTGTGCATTAAGTTTTCGATAATGCTCGATAAATAAGATACTTCATTCGTAATGTTTGCAATGTCAGCCAAAAATTGTTCTGTACCGATTAATTCTGATAGTGTTCCCCAACCACCACCAAAAATGTTACTAAGACTAGTAAAAGTATCATCAAGATTCTGCTTAATAAGTGCGATGTTGTTAGCGTCATCAGCAGTTAGATACTGAAAACCACCATCAGGTGCATCACCACCATTTAAAACAGTCATGAATTCTTGAAATGCACCAGTTGCGTCTTCGATCACTGGTAACGCCATTGTAGCAAATCCACCATAAATAGTATTTACTAATTGACCTACTTGTTCTTCACAATCTCCGATAGCATTATTCATTTGTTGCATTTTACCACCAGCTGTTTGTGCTAATGCTTCATTCGCGCCGGCAACTGAGTTTTTCAACTTATTCATGATAAATGTATAGCGTTCAGATTGTGACATGGCTTTAAATTGTTTGCGTTCTACGTCAGATACTTGTATACCATAGCCTTGCAATGTCAATTTCCCCATGTTGACCATTGTTGCAACGGATTGTGATAATTGTGTATATTGATCAGTAGACACATTTAAACCAAATTGCTTAACAGCAAGATCTTGTAATAATGGTGTCATGGTTTTTACTTGATCAGTAGTTAAACCCATTTGAGTCATTATACCCATACCGGATAAAGTAACCTCATCACCGATAACACCTACTTTTTGTAATTGTGATGCTAGGCTTTTGTATGCTTTTACCTGATCATCAATTGCTTGTTGAGATTCACCGCGAGCAGTCATGTTTGAATACAATGCGTCATTTACAGATTTTTCTGCTTTTGCTTGTACCATGTATGTGTTACGCATATCATCTGCGAATGATTTAATACCTTTTACAACGCCAACAAGTGCTAATGCACCTAATGCACCTTTGAATTGTTTCAAATTACCTAATGTACCTTTTAATCCAGAATCAAAAGACGTTAACGCACCAGATACTTGTTTGAGCCCGCCAGTATTTGCTTTAGTATTTACTGTTACCGTAGCATTTCTATTGCTCATACTTTACTTTTCCTTTCTACTTGTTTCTTTACAAAATCTGCTAGACGATCAACGAAGTTTTGTGTATAATTGTCGAACATACGTTCCGTCTTTTCTTTGTTACCAAAACCAGATTTTGTGGCAAGTTTAGTTGTACCTATGTGAGGTGTAAAATGCTTTGCTTCCCAAATGTTTGATAATCGAATTTGGTTTTTTAATTTGAATACGAAATTACCATTCTCTTCGTGTATAGGTTGTTTTTTATATTTGTATTTCGACTTACTGATATTTCTGTCTTTTTGACTATACCGTTTCATGGATCCTGTAAAATTACCAGACTTAGCATGACCACCAGAAAATGGGAAGTTGATGTTTGCGTTTGCATCTTTTACCCATTTTGTTAAAATAGGCCCAGCTGCTTTTTTGCCAATGTTTCGAAAATCTTTATCAAAATAACCTGTGTCGAAATACTTTAATTGTTTTATAACTTGTAATAATTCTCGATCGTCAATTTCCATTATTTTCAAGCTCCAGCGTAGCATACAAATATAAAATATCATAATAATCGAGATTTTTTAATTCAGTAAATGACATACCTCGCAAACTATAATGCGAGATCACAGAGGCGCGAATATCTTCGCGTATTACTTTTTTAATGATTTAACCGTAATATCAACAGTTTTTTTCAAATCGTACCAAGTAACAATAGCGCTCGCGATTTTACCGATTAATATAGGATCATCACCAAACACAATTTTTACTACATCATGCGGCTCATGTGATTCATTCAGTTGCATAACAGCTTCATTATTAAATGTATCATATGCAGATAGATAAATCAATTCTAGCTCAGCATCATATTCGTTTTCTTGTGCTTCATTTAAAAGTTCAAATACTTTTTGCACTGGTAAACGATTTACTTTTAATTCAGTACCGTCAATGTCTAATGTCATTTCTGTATCAATCTCATTTTGAGATTGCATTGTTTTATTTGCTCGATCTAAAATTTGACTAATATAATCCATACATACCTCCTATTTATTTAATGCTTTAATAGCACAAATTACACCACATTCGATACAAGTGCTAAAGCCAAGCATAAACATATAAATCAAACCGAATTGCAAACGTAAAATACCACTTAGACCCCATAAGAACATGGGGAAGAATGCTATACCAACTATTGCTAAAATTACGCTTAATACTGTTTTCATTTTATTTTCCTCATTTCTTTATAATAACTTACCAGCAATTATCCTCCTTACAGTTATTATAATACACCTGTTACAACAAAATGTACAATATATAAAACGCATAATATAAATGAATAGGGTGCATCATAAGTGATACACCCCACTGCAACAATTAAATAGTACTTAAATAGTTATAATCACCCGCACGGAATGCAGTAGATTCTTCGCGTACTTCACCATTTGCAAAGGACAATAATGTTGCTTCATCAAACATAACATCAGATACTTCAACAGCTTCATCACCATTTACATTAGGATCCTTAAGCTCACCCATAAATTTGATGTTTGGCATAACACCTGTTTTAATTGCATCTTTAACGAGTTTGATGTTCGCACTATCTACTTTATGTACGACCATTGTACCTGTTAACGTTGCACCTTTATATTTGGATTGTGTGATCAAATTACCGTTTACGAGAATATCCTCGTATTGTAAGTTTGCTTTTAATTCAAAAGATTTAATATTTGCGATTCGCACATTGTTCACGTAAAGTTTACCGAATGTGCCTAAAATTACTGAATTACCATTCATCTATTTAGATCCTCCTTTATGCAAGTGCAATGACAAATTTAAGATCTTCCATAGCGTTGGATATTTTAGCATCACCAGCTAAGAACACATGAGTGCGGAATGTCATTTGTTGCACTTTGTTGTCGTCCCAATCTCCTGCTTCAGTTTTACCAACACTAAGCCATGCAAGTCGTTGAGATTCGATGTCAACGTATGCGTGATTGTCGTACATATCATCTAGCACTTCCTCACGCATAAGTTGACGGAAGTAAGCATTGACAGATGTGATGAACAATCTTTGGTTGCTCAAAGTATTTTTATATTTACCTACATAATAATCTTTAAATGTTGTATAAATATCTTCGATGATCAAGTTCATAGCCTCGACAATAATGATATAACTCATATCTTCTGTGTCAGTACTTGTAAATGTTGTTAGACTATTAATAGCACGACCACATTTTACTTCGTCGTCGTCATTAATTAATGTTAACCAACCATCACTAATCCATTTTCCGATAGGTGCTTCAGTTGTAAGATATGTATCATCCCAAGATGCAAGATCCTCAAAAACGTAATATGTTAAACTACGATTCATAGGTAGATTACACAATGTAGACGCGATACGAATCAAATAATCCTCGGCTTTCACATCGGATCCGTCTTTAAGTTTACCACCTTTACCCTTAAGTTGGATAACATATTTACTATCGGCTTGTGTTGGATTAGCAACTACAGCTACACATTTGTGACCTTGATTATCACGATTGTATTGTACAACTTGATTTGCTAAATCTTGTTGCAGTTCCTTTACATTTGTACATACATAATTAAACTTGATTTTGTCAAGTTCTTTTACAATATCGACTAATGTGCTAGCAGCAGAACAACGTAATACATATACCTTGTTAACAGCAACGTCAAATGCACGTTTTAATGCTGTAAAATTGCTTGTTTCAAAATCGGTGTTTGTAACATCTGCTAGTCTTTTATACACAAATTTTTTAATACCAGTTGTTTGTTGTGTGTCTTTCATAATTACACATAATACACCACGTTCTGAGCGTTGTACAGCGGTAACTGCTTTTTGTGTAAAAATTACAGAAATATCTGGTAGATCCAATCTATACGCCATTTAATTCCTCCTAATTAATATTCGTACTTAACTCTTCCATATAAGGTTCCGTTTCTTTGCGTTCAACTTTTTGAATAAGATCTGCTCGCAAAGTAAATTCTAATACTTTGTCAGTTTTATATATATCACTTGCAGTATTTAATAGAGAGACATAATACTCAGATTTTCCGTCGTTAACATATAACGGATCATCAAACAGTACTGTTAAATTATTTTTCATGTCAAGTAATTCTAAAAAGCCTTCATATCTTTCAGCGGCAAAAAATACAATTTTTAAATTACTGGATTCCTTAATATAATCATTAGCAACCCAACTAGTTTCTATGTCATCGACTTCTATAAAATAGCTTGGCCTAGGATAATTCTCAGTAACGTCCATGTCTACGACTGGATAATCTGGATATTTGTTTTCGATTAATTCTGACAAAGCTCGTATAATATCAATAACTGATAGCACGTGTGAATTCACCTCCTAACAGTTATTATTATACCACGTTGTTGCAACGATGTAAATATTAAATTACAACTTCACAATAACATTCTAAACGCTCACTATTCAAGTACGGATCAAGTATGTACAAAATATCATATCTTGTGCCATTGTAAATAAACCAATTTGCGCTAGTAATATTTTTGTTGTAGCGTAGTACGATTTTATGTGTCGTACGACACAACGTTGTTTCTGCGTTTCGACCATTTAATAATGATCCTGTTTGCGGTAATACAGCACCCCACACATCAAATAGTTTTCTGTCTTCTTTTGGATGTTGACCTAGTCTATTTTTTGTATTACTTGTTACATTACCCCAAACCTCTATACGATTTTTACAAATGCTCGAAAGTCGCATATCTTTTACATATCTCATTTTATATCTTTCCAAAAGCCAACAAGATCAACAATATAACGTTTTGTAATTCCACCTAAACTCCAACATTGTATATCACGTTTGTTAGGTTCTACGTATATACTACCACCGTTTGCGTTAGCTTGTACTTCTAATAAACTTATAGGTACTGGTGCATCATTTGGAAGTTTGCAAATAACATTTCCGTTAGCAACACTACTAGGTACTGTCATATCAAGATGTAATTTACCGATACCAGTTGAAGGATTATACTGTAAATAACCTCTACTAACTTTGCCGGGTGCACCCGGTTGCGCAATTCCCCAAACAACATCATAAACAGCAACTTCACTAATTTGAGTCATATTATTCGTGATGTTAGCATTAGCATTAGCATTAGCATTAGCATTAGCATTAGCATTAGCATTAGCATTAGCATTAGCATTAGCATTAGCATTAGATGGAATATCACTACCAATGAAATTGCTACAATGTAGATCTAAAATGCCTTGCATTATTGGATTTAAGGTAATTGTACTTGTTGTAAATTGACGTACTTCATAAGAATCTGATATTAGTGAAAGTACAACAATTGTAACATCGTTGTATTTGTCAAGATCTTCAATAGTACACCCCATATAAGAAGTGCAATATTGAATAGAGGATTCACGTAACATTTCAAGTAAAATATTATCATCGTTACCGTCAATACGTAAGTATTGTTTGATAATATCAAGTGTTAATTCTGATACTTTCAAATTTTCCCCCTCATGATAATTAATAAGGATGAGGCGAATTGCCTCACCCCGTTATTATATTTAACCTATTATTTTTTTACCAATTTTGCGAATTTATCTTGTTCTACTAATTTCGCATCAAGTTCAGCCCATGCAACAAAACCAACACCGTGCTGTGCTGCATAAACTTCGTTTAATTGACGAATGTTTACATCTTCATGAATGTTTACATACATTGCAGACCAATCACCATAAATGACTGTATTATTTGGCATTTCGTCGGAGATCATAACTGGTTTACCAAGTAACTCGTAACCAAATCCTGTACGTACGTCAGGATTTAAAATATATTGACCATTGTTGTCCTTGAATTTGCGTACAGCAGTCAACATTGTTTGATTCATCAACCATTGGCAACCGTTCTGTACGTTCATTTTAATTGCGGCTTGTGTGTCGATTAGATCATCAGCACTAATTGCAGCCGCTGCAGATGTAACTTTTTTAACACCCTTACCTTCATAATCAGCGTTAGTAATACCTTTAATATTTGTAGCTCCGACAATCAATTCTTTTTCTAAGAATTCAGCGATAGATTGCGCAATTTTGTTAATGACATAGCTAACAATATCAAATTGTGCATTATTGATTAAAGATACAGATACCTTGGATAATGCACCAATAAGATAACCATCAAGTTCTACGTTATCAAAACCAACTGCACTAGATGCAATATCTGTGAATTCTGTTTGATAACCAGCTGTAATTGCATTTTTAGCGACTGGGAATTGTAATTTACCTTTTACATTGAATTTAGTTGTCAACGCATAAATAGGTGCTACTTGTTTAACAGTTTCAATAATACGATTTGCAATAGTTTTAGGGATAACTACACCGTTATCACCTTTTGCCATTTCACCAGCACGTTGCTCACGTAAATATGTTTCAAACGCACGCGCTTCAATTTCTTCAGTAGAACGTTTTTCTTCTTTTTCTTCTGGTGTTTTTGGTGTTTCTACATCCATCATTGTTAAAGAACGAGCTTCGCGTTTAGCCTCAATAGTTTTATCAAGCGCTTTTAATTCTGCAGTTTTTGCTTCGAATGTAGATTGTTCATCTTCAGTTAGTGCACGTTTTTCTGTTTCTGCGTCTTTAAACAAGTTATTGATTTCTTCTACAATAGAATTACGTTTTTCAATTAATTCTTTCATTATTTATATTCTCCTTTTAAGAATTCAAAATGTTGTTTATATGTATTAAGTTGTTCGACATCGTACTTTTCGCGTTTGTCGTCAACTTCAAATGTTTCTTCGATAGAGCGTTGCTCATGTAAAGTAGCATTTCCGTCACGTGCCTCAATACTTGTTGCAATGTATGCTGGTGTTACAGATAAAATGCTTACCTCCTGTAAATCAAGCCCATCAATCGTACGTCGTCGTACTTCTTGAGTGTCATCCCAAATATCAGATTTAGCAACGAATCCAAAACTAAAACCGGTTAGCTTACGATGTTCTGCTAATTCAATAACTTCAGGATCGTCAATATCAATCATAGCACGTAAGCCGATATTGTCCTCATAAAGTTCTAAATTAGTCGGCTCTAAATTTCTTTTGTGATTTAACATTAATCCGACATTAGAACGCTGTTCAAGACTTTTAGCAAACGTACCAGGTTTAATAATTTCAATGAATGGACCATGTAAATCACGTAATGTACGAGATTCGCGACCACAAACGTTTACATATCCCTCAAGGTGTACGCCATTATTTCGTAATTCAATTTTCAAACTTGTTTCACCTCCTAACAAATATTATTATATCATATGTTGCAACAGATGTAAACACCTATTTTTCAGCATTTTCATCTTTTGTTGCAACAGTGCTGTTATTAGGATCTACAATTGCGCCTGTATTAGGTACAAAGATTTTACCATCTGTAATATTATATAGTACATCACCAAGGCCTAATTTAAGATAACTCATGTCTAGTACTGGTAAGTTTTCCATACGACGTACTTCATCGATTGTTAAAATACCAGATTGCAGGCCAGTTTGATATGCTGCAAAGCGTTCATTTGCATTAATGCGCAATAGATCACTTGTATCAATTTCAAATTTAAGATTTGATTTTTCAGATTCAAGTAACATATAATTATTCAATGCATTTGTAAATTGTTTAACGATTGGTAATACAGCAATTCGTACTGCAGTTAAGTATGCATCTGAATTTACGCCCTCAAAAAAGTTTGTTGGTAAACCAAAATATGCAAGAATTTGATGCATATTAATTACTTTATTTTGAGATAATTGACTTTCTGTCGCAGTGTTACTCGCGTCTTCAAACTCGATACCCGCATTAAGTACAAGCACATCACTTTGATTTGGTGTTGTGAGTTTCTTCCAAGCACGTCGTAGTTCATTCATTTTGTCAGGATCTAGTTTGGATTTTGATTTCAAAAATCCTCGACGTACACCAGACGAGATACTAGAATTTTCATATTGCAAACTAGATAAAACAGTACTTAATAAATCTTGGCAATCACTAACAAACCCGATACCACTGATGCCGTTTTTGCTATTGTTTACCAAACGAAATACGTTATAATCCTGCACTGGTTTTCCGTCAACCCAAACGTTCACGATCTTGTCGATTGTGTCAACACTTTCAGTATATGTCAATCTATTTACAGGGATATATGATAATTTTGTAATTTTATTACCTTTTTTGCTAATGTATGCATAACCATTACCGTCAAGAAGTAGATCAGTTAATACTTGACGTTTTAAATCATTCGCGATCATACCATTTCCGCTATAATCATTTAATAATTGTAGTCTATAATCATTATATACTTCTTGATAACCGCTATCGGTTTTAGTGTACATTTTAATAGGTAACGCTGCGATGGCACTCGCGATCCACGCAACGGATTTTGTTACAACAGGAATTGACATTGCTTGTTGACGTGTAATTGTTGTTCCGGATTGAATAAGACCAGTAGCAACATCTGCTAATATTTCATTATCATTACGTTGTTCTTTTTTAAACCATCCAAATATTTTACTCACCTCCTTTCCCGTCGTAATAGTTACCAATATCATCGATCAATAGAAACGTAATGTAATCGGTAACAGTTAACCCTTTATCGTTCGCTACTTCTTTTACATTTTCAAATAATTCTTCAGTGCAACGAAACGCGATTCTATGTGTTAGATCCGTCATAGTTTGTACCTCCTTCCTTCTAACAATTATTATTATATCACGTGTTGCAACAATTGTAAATAGAAAAGTCATACCTGTTTGTTATAACAAGTATGACTAAAAGACATGATTTATGCTATTGTTTTCCATCGTATAGGACTCTTATTTAAAGTGTTTTGTCTTTATGAGTATATTATATCATAATCCTGCATCTTTGTAAATAGTAAAGAAAACGCGCCATTAAGACGCGCTATCACGACGGAGGTACATTCTTATAATATCAAATATATTGGTGAATGTATACTGTATATAGTATATAAAGTATAATTGTACAGCTATATTTTGTATGTACACTATATAGCTACACGAATTTTGTTAACATACTATATATTGTACTGTTTAACTACAAACCCAGTTATCATCAAGTAGTTCCTGTTGTTGTAACAAACATACAGCATTCAGAGTTGCAATGACCATATCAACTTTACCATTTGACTTCTTTTTATGTACATATCGATTTAAGTTAGTATCATATGTGCAAACTGCATTTACAAAGTTGATCTCATATAATGGGTTGGTAACATATCTAAAATTATGAGTACTAATTTCTTCATATAATAATTTGGTTGGAGATGCAAGTACACTTGAATGTTGACGTACTTCAATGCAATCAATTCCAGCTGCTTCAAGTTTGTTAACTGTTGAAATTGCGTTGTAACGATCATAACCAACACCAACAACGTTTACATTATAATCTTGTTGCAACGTTTCAATGATATAATATTCAACTTTACTATAATCTATAATGTTCGTACCACAATCGATACAAAATCCAAGATCGATATATTTTACATAGTCACATTTTTCCTCTTTTGTCTTTTTATCGATGTTATCAGTTGGAATAAAACACATTGGATGTGATACCAAATGACCATATTCATCACGTGTGATCATAACAACCGATGTGTTATCATTCGTTAAAGATAAATCAAGTCCGACATATACATCTCGGCCAGACCAATCGAAGTCGTCAATACGACACTGTTGTAGATCCTGAATGTCAATATACGCTTCTGTACTACTATCAGCCGTAATAATATTGCAATGTTTCGTTAAAAAATTGCTTCGTGCTGCAGGTTTTTCGATTGCAATTACTCGTTTTTTAAGTAAGTTATCCCATAAAATTGGCACATCAATTGCAAGCGGATTACCATGAGCAAGGATATTATCATCACTTTCCCATGATCCTGTTGGATTATCTGGCTCATATAATAGTGCAAATGTTGTTGTGTCGTCTATTACATTATCAAGTACTTTTTTGGCGTAGTCAACTTCGTCCTCGAATGGATTATCGACTGTTGGGTATTTAGTTGACATGATAATCCCGAGTTTGTTCTTTAATAAGATTGCACCTGAGCGCATTGCTTCGAGTGGATATGATACAGGTAACGCACCAACTTCATCACCAAGCCATGCGTTTGGCAACTTACCATCTAATGTTGATGTACTATAGTTTAGTGGCACATACTCGCTAGATGTTAGTGTACATATAATATTATCACGGCGTAATTTAAAATGTTTGTCTAGTGCTGGACTAACTAATACGAATTCCTTAATTTGTTTAAATGTTTCACGTGCAAGTGCACCAGTTGGTGCAACTGTGAAAAATCGTGAAAATTTTGGCTCAAGGATCATAAGTATTAAACATATGAGTGCTGACACATATGATTTAGCATTCTTACGACAAATTTCAAGCACAATGTTTTCATAACGTCGTTTTTCAGGATCATCTCGTATCATTACGCAAAATGGTGCGACTAGTAATAACCATTGAAAACCAGTTAATGTATTTACAACTGATTTACCTACACCTTCACCCTTTGGAACATTTACAAGTGTAAGCATTTTTTCAATCTTTGCTGCTTTATCATGATTAAAAAATGACAATTCATCGTTGTTATCCCAAATATCAAGGAACAGCTTGCATTGATATTTTACATATTTCGGCACTTTGTTGTTCTGTTCGTCAATTGCCCAAACGCAATAGTCTTTTGCTTTAGTATAATTCATTGCATCTCACCTAGCAATTCAGTCAATGGATCAACTGTGTTTGCAGTTTCAATCTTTGCTTTATTGCGTGCTTGCGGTGTAATGTCTAGCATTTTCATTCCGTTTTCAACTTGTTTAACGAATTTATCACGATTAGCCATAAACTGGCGAGATTCAAGTAATGATTTAACATCGTTGATCTGCGCATCCATAAATTCTAGTTGATCAATAGCAAACGCTAACGCATCAACGAGTGGCTCGTCAATTTCTTTGTAATTATCTCCCATTTGTTCTACAATCCATTGTTTTCGTTTTATTTGTTCGTCTGTTAATCTGATTTTTGCCATATAAAAACCTCCCATGTGGTATATTATATCAGATTCTTATGCGTGTGTAAATATACAAAAATTTACCGTTGTAACAATTTATTACCAGGTACTAAAACCAGGTAATAATTTCAGAAAAGTTGCAAATTTGGTGGTGATG